GTCTGTATTGTATCACCCGATTGATGATACTGTCAACTCCGGCTGAATGAGAAGAACTCTCTCTCCTTTGTTGATGCTGTTATTGTAGCACCCCATTGGACACACATAGGGGGTAGGGTTCCAGTTTGCTGGCTGTCATAGCGGGTTGCCCCATAACCTGCACATATTTCCGCGCAACAGTATTCATGTAATAAAAAAGCCCCCTAAGTGGGGGCAGGGGTCAAGTTTTCAGGACGCCAGATCAGTCGTCCTTATTTTCAATGGAGATCTTGAGTTCAGGCGCTTGGATGTTGACGGTTTCAACGGACTCACCGATGACACGTCCAATGGAGTCGAGCACCTGACTTGCGGTCTGCAGTTGTCCCTTCTTGAGGGCTTGATGGAACAGTTTGGTGCGCATGTGTTGAAGACGCGCGAGCATGTTTTCGCGGTCACGTCGCCAGTCTTCTTCGTTCCATTCTTTGATGGCGGCCCAATCGCGCCAAGCGGTAGCGATTCCGACTTGTTCTTTTTCAGCGTGTTCGTAGACAAGCGCCCGAGCCGACAATCCGTCTAGCTGACGACGGTATAAGCGTCGCCTACGGTCTTCAATAACAGCATCAGGCGAGCGTCCGGGATTCATTGCATATTTGACTGCTGTTCTTTGATGTTACCCCGTGCTGCAGCCATTTGAAGGGGGGTAGGGGTTGAAAACCTGTGTAATGTACTAGGCATGAGCACAAAAGCAGAGCCCGTAAGCCTGAGATGGGCACAAGGCCAAGTTTTTTCGAGCGACAAACGCTTTCGAGTTTTAGTTGCCGGTCGTCGATTCGGCAAATCGTATCTTTCGTGCGTTGAGCTGTTGCGTGGAGCGCTCAATCGTCCGGGTGAAACGTTTTTTTATTGCGCCCCGACTTATCGGATGGCCAAAGATATTGCGTGGAGAGCGTTAAAAAAGCTAGTTCCAAAGGTCTGGATCAAGACTAAGAACGAAACGGACCTACGAATCGAGCTAATTAACGGTTCAACGATCGAATTGAAGGGCACAGAGAACGCAATGGCGTTGAGGGGCCGGAGTTTATCGGGCGTAGTGCTTGATGAGGCGGCTTTTATGGATTCAGAGGTGTGGTTTGAGGTGATCAGGCCTGCTTTAGCGGATAAAGAGGGTTGGGCGTTGTTTATTTCGACGCCAGACGGTACAGCTAGCTGGTTTTATGACTTGTGGTGTTATGTCCCAGACGACGAAACAGGAGAGTGGCAGCGATGGAGCTATACAACGATTGAAGGCGGAAACGTCAGTAAGCATGAGGTCGAAGCAGCCCGCGCTCAACTTGATTCGCGCACGTTCCGCCAGGAATTTGAAGCGTCCTTCGAGAACCTGACTGGTTTGGTGGCCATCAGTTTTTCGGACGACAACATTTCAACGGAAGCAAAGGACATTTCGATTCAACCGTTGCTGCTGGGCGTTGACTTCAACGTGGATCCCATGTCTGGCATTTGTGCGGTCAAAGATCAGGACACGTTGTATGTGTTCGACGGGATCATGCTGACTGGCGGGGCCACAACCTGGGATTTTGCGGAAGAAGTTACCCGTAGGTATGGCGTGGATCGTCGGGTTATCGCCTGTCCTGACCCAACAGGCGGTGCAAGAAAGACCAGTGGTGTGGGCGTAACGGACCACGCAATCCTCAGACGCAGTGGTTTTACGGTTCAATCACCAAGATCACCGTGGAAAATCCGAGACAAAATTACAGCGGTCAACACTGGCCTAATGGATGCTTCTGGAGCGCGAAGAGTGAAGATCCATCCACGGTGCAAAGAACTGATCAAGTCGTTGCGGACGCTGACTTACGCGCCAGGGACTGGTTTGCCTAACAAAAATCTGGGAGTGGACCACGCTTTTGATGCTTTCGGGTATCTTGTGCTTCAGCAGTTCAACTTGGCCAAGCCTGAGGCCATGGGAACTACGTCATACCGCTTGTATTGAGGATGTTTCGTCCGCTCAACGCACCTTGTTGTCCGAAATGTGGGTCAGAGGAGTCCAAGGTGATGGGGCGTTATACGTCACAGGACAATGATTGTGTGCGTGAGCGGCGTTGTTTGGAGTGTGATCACCGTTGGAAAACGCTGCAATCGCCTGAGGAAGAGCTTCATCCGTCAGTGCAGGTAAGGTTTTTCCGGTGGAACTCACCTAGCGGCAGAAAGCGGCGTGTAACGCTGGAATACGGGTCTAAGGCTGTTTAGGATGCGTTTATTGTTATCGGTTTGCTGGTATGGCCGCCAAAAAAAGCGCTGCAATGAAGCGGTGTGAGGGCTACATGAAAGCCGTCCGCAAGGGCAAGAAAAAGGCTAGTAAGAAGAAAAAGTAACGGTTAGACTGGGTATGTCGTCGCAATTTGCGTCATGCCTGGTCATTATGGACACGGTGGCAAGAAAAAACCTGCTGGCAAGAAGAAAGGCATGAAGAAAGGCAGCAAGAAGATGCGGTGCAGTTGTGGCAAGTGAAAACGTCCCAGTAAACAAGGCGCTTTACAGCCGAGTTAAGGCTGAAGCCAAGCGCAAGTTCGCGGTTTATCCGAGCGCGTATGCGAATGCGTGGTTGGTGCGCGAGTATAAAAAGCGTGGCGGCACTTACCGGAAGGCAACCAGTGGCGGAACGAAAAAAACCACGAAAACCCGCAAAACCAAAAAGTAAAGGCCGTGGTGGCCTTGGCAGATGGTTTGACGAGAAATGGGTCGATATAAAGACCGGAAAGCCTTGTGGGCGCTCCAAAGGCGAAGACAGAGCTTATCCAGCGTGCCGACCATCAAAACGGGTGTCGTCCAAGACGCCTAAAACAACTAAGGAGATGAGTCCTTCGGAAAAAGCCCGATTTAAGCGTGAAAAAACGGGCTCGAAGAAGATAAGCTATCAGCATCGGCGTCGTAAACCCAAGGGTAAAAGCTAATGGCCATCGTCAGCACGACCAGCACCAAGCGGTACACCAACCTTGTTGAGACCGCTGGCGACACGATGGACACACTCAACGATGAATTTCGTGCTCATGCACATTCATCTGAGTTTACGTTTGCCTTTGATGTCACTGGTACGGCCAACTTCAAAATTGCGCTAGAAGCCAGTTTTGATAATGGTAGTACTTGGTTTGAGATTGATACAACTAAAACTATCAACGCTGCTGGTGAATATGTTTACTATTACACTGGCAAGCCGAGTTCTATTATCCGCTCACGAATTCATCAGATTACTTCTGGCACGCCTGATGTTACGCCTCATATTGCTGTTGCGTATCATGGCTGAACGTAAAAAGCGCAAAAAGGGGCCAAGTCTGAGTGTTGGCAGGGGTGAAAAGCTTCCTGTTAGTAAGGGTGCTGGATTAACTGCCAAAGGTCGTGCTCGGTATAACCGAGAAACTGGTTCTAATTTGAAGCCACCAGTTACTGGCAAGCCAAAAACCAAAGAGGAGGCTGCACGTAAGCGATCTTTTTGCGCTCGTAGCAAGAATTGGACAGGTGAACGCGGCAAAGCTGCCCGTCGCCGTTGGGGTTGCAACAACTAATCAACGGTTAAAATGAAAACATGACTTACTCCGTCCCAGGGCTCGTCAGGACCCATTTGGTCAGCAGCTCCTATATGGGGAGTGTTGACAGTCCTTTTGTCCGTACACGGGCAGTGGTTGACCAGATGAAGGGCTGGGAAATCATGAAGGCCGTGACAAGCGGCACCGATTATTTGCGAGAAAATAGCGAGACATTTTTGCCACTTGAGCCGCGAGAAGATTACACAGCGTATTTGTCACGAGTTAATCGTTCTGTATTTACGCCTTACACGCAACGTCTTCTGCGAGCTGCTGCGGGCTTGATTCTGCGTAAACCCATCAGCATTGAAGGTGATCCTTACTGGACAGAGGTCTTTAATAAGGATGTTGATGGCTGTGGGTCGGATCTAGATGAATACGCTCGACGACTCCTGATTTGTGCCCTGACATATGGGCACTGTCACACGTTGGTTGATTTTCCTGCACCTTCGGGCGCGAGAAGTCTTGCAGAGGAGCGTGCTCTTAATCGTCGGCCCTATTGGATTGAGGTGGATCCAACCAACGTCTACGGTTGGCGATTGGACCGCGAGGCCAATTACGGAAACCTTACGCAAGTTCGGATTGGCGAAAAAGCTGTAGTACCTGACGGCGAGTTCGGAGAAAAAGTTTATGACCAAGTACGTGTCATCGAGCCAGGTCGTTATCGCGTCTTTCGTCAGGAAGAGCAAAAACTCGAAATGCAAGGGCCATTTCCATACCCCGCTTCGTTCGATCAATCCGACGCTACGTCGGAGTACGAGCTGGTTGAGTCTGGCGATTTCTCACTTGGTCAGATTCCGTTGGTGACGATTTACGCCAACAAAACCGACACAATGACCAGCAAGCCACCGCTGTTGGACATTGCTCATCTCAATTTGGCCCATTATCAACGCCAAGCGGATCTTATCCACAGTCTCCACATCGCTTCGCAACCGATGCTCGTTCTTGAGGGTTGGGACGACCAGACGAAGGACATGGCTATCAGCGTTAATTACGCGATGGCGACCCAACCGGGTAACAAGGTCTATTACGTGGAGCCTGCGGCAAGCGCGTTTGAGGCGCAATCGGCGGAAATCCAAGAATTACAGCAGCAAATGGCGACGTTGGGTATCAGCACGTTGAGCCAACAGAAGTTTGTTGCCGAATCCGCTGACGCACGTCGCTTGGATCGTATTGACACTAACTCGATGCTGTCGATGGTGTCGATGGATCTGGAGTCAGGCTTGCAGAAGTCTTACAACCTTGCTGCTGATTACTTGGGTATTGAGCCACCTGAGGTCAAGATCAGCCGTGACTTTGACCTGCAACGCTTGATTGGCCAAGATATTGCAGCGATGGCACAGCTGTTTGAAAACGAGGTGATTGATCGCGAAGAGTTCCGCGACATGCTCGTCCAGGGTGAAATCCTGCCAACAGCAGCTGAGTCGCCAGATTCCGCACCAGAGTTACAGTAGGACTAAATCACTTCTGTACTCATGGCTAAATCCATGGACAAGGTTCCACAAGCTGATGGAACCTATAAGTGGGAAATGGTAGAAATCACGCAGCAGTATCTTGCTGAACGTGCTGCCAAGGAAGAAGCTCTTGCTAATGGCACACCATTTCCTGGTGCCGAAGTAAAAGCTGAGGCCAAGCCTAAAACTACTCGTCGCAAGAAAAGTAGTAAAGTAGAAGAGTCTACTAATTCCTAATAATGGAAGAACAAGTCATCCAGGAGACACCCGTGGTGTCTACTGAACAGCCTGTGGCTGAGACTGCTCCGACTCCAACTGTTGATGTTTCTGCTTACGAGCAGCAAATTCAAGCGCTCCAGCAGCGTGCCACTGAAGCCGAGGAAAAATTCCAAGGCATCAAAGGCAAGTTAGATGAGGTCTATAAAAAGCAAGACGATCAGCGCAAGAAAACGCTGGAAGATCAAGGCCAGTGGAAGGATCTTTGGGAGGAAGCCAACAAAACGGCTCAGACTAAGGACCAACAGATTGCTGATTTGGAGCGACAGCTTGCTGATCTTCGGACCTCAAACGAGACAGCAGCGATGAAAAATGCTGCATTGACAGCAATCAACCAAGCTGGTGCGATCAACTCTGGTCAAATGCTGCAGCTTGTGCAGGGCAACCTCAAAAAAGCTGAGGATGGCAGCGTAAAGGTGCTTGACGGTGGCGTTGAGCAAGACATCAATGTCTATCTGGCCAAGCTAAAAAACCCTGGCTCAGGATATGAGCATCACTTCAAGCCAAGTGCTCAAGCTGGCATGGGCGCTAAGCCTGCTACTGGCACTGCCGGAGCTGCTGGAATGGCTAATCCATGGGCAGAAGGTAGTATTAACATTACAAGGCAAATGTCCTTGGAAATCACCGACCCCGAGCTTGCAGCTGTGCTCAAGCGAGAGGCAGGTAAATAGTCCCCGTGGGACAACCTTCGAGTCCGTGACTTGAGACCCGCAAACTTTTACCCCTGAATAAGAAATGGCCGCACCATTTCAGAATTATTCCGGCGGTGTCCTTCTCGCGGACATCGTAAAAAGGAATAATCTCAGCACCTATGTGTCTGAGGCTATTAAAGAGCGCAGCGAGTTCATCAAGAGCGGCGCTGTTGTTCGTAACTCTCTTCTGGATGCACGCGAAGGCGGCACCCGGATTCAAGTGCCTGAGTTCAATCCGGTTTCGCCTACCGAAACCATCATGGACGGTACGGCAACTTGGAACACCAACGGCTATCTGGTTCCCCAGAAGATTGGTACTGCCACTCAGATTGCAACTATCTGCCATCGCGGTTTCGCGTATGCCGTGGATGACGTTGCAGTCCTGGCTGCTGGTGAAGACCCCATGCTTCACATCCGCAACCAGCTGGCTGATGCCATCAACAAGCTGAACAGCGCACGTCTGTATAACCAGCTTGCTGGTCTGTTCGGCACTGCTCTGTCTGATCACTCACTGGACAAAGCTGTTGGTGCAACTTCTGGTCAGGCAGAAGCCAACTATCTGACTGCTGCCAACGTTGCTGAAGCTCGCTCCGTTCTGGGTGAGCGTGGTGACGAACTGGACATCCTGGTTGTTCACCCCTCCGTCGCTTACTACCTGTATCAGGTGGGAATGCTGACCTTCTCCACTTCTGCACTGTCTGCTTCTGGCGCAGTGACCTGGGGTGGTGGCGGCGTTGGCGTTGGCGCTCGCGAGGTTGGTGAGTTTGCTGGTATGCGCGTCATTGTTGACTCACAGATCAACACCGTGCGTCCTGGTACTGCCACCCACATCAGCGAGTTCCGCTGCTACATGCTGAAGTCCGGCACCATCCTTGAGGGTGTGCAGCAGGATCTCCGCGTGGAAGCTGACCGCAACATCCTGTCCAAGCAGGATGTGATCTCAGTGGATTATCACACTGCTTATCACGTGATGGGCACCAAGTGGGGTAACGCCGCTGATAACCCGACCAACGCACAGCTTGCAACAGCTGGCAACTGGACGGCTACTTACGACATCGACCTGATTCCTATGGTCGAACTGATCGTGAATACGCCGCTCGATACCACCGCTATCCCTTCCTGATAACGGTTCATGGCCCTACCATTAGGTGGGGCCTCTTCTTTTTCTTGCTATGGCTGCCACGATCAACGCCACACTGAAGAGTGCGACAGCCAACAGCTATGTGACGCTGGCAGAAGCCGACGCATATTTTGAAACCGTCCCAAGCAGCACGAACTGGGACAACAAGACTGATGACGCGAAGAATCGAGCGCTGATCTCTGCAACGCGCTGGATCGACACGTTGAATTTTTATGGTGATCGTTGTGATAACAGCCAAGCACTGAGCTGGCCTCGCAACGATTATCACGTGGATCGTGTGGAGTTGGTTTGCACCAGCATTCCCAACGACATTAAATACGCTACTTATGAGTTAGCGAATGCGCTGGCTAATGACACGGACGCGATTACAGGGAATACCGGCGATAAGGGGCTATACGAGCAAGTCGAACTCGGTGATCTCAAGGTTAAGTACAACACTGCTAGTCAAGCTACGGGAACCGTTAATAACGTTTTTGATATTTACCCTTGGCTGCAGTCTTACCTTGGCGCTTATTGCCTGGGCGGTAGTGGCAGCTATCAAGTTCGTGTGGTGAGGGGTTAATATGGCGCTTGTAGACGACATTTTTAAGCCGATTCCAACCAGCGTTTTGGCTGATTGGGGTCAATCAATCACGTATATCAAGACCGTCACTCCTCGTGCATACGATCCAGCTACAGGAGGCGTCACTGGAGCGGACACAACGGTTTCCGTAAAGGGATTTATTCAGAACATTTCTTCTCGTGAATCAGATGGCCTGTATCAAACGACAGACCTTCGAGTAACGATTGGGGCGGACGAACTGGATGGTTATTATCCGACGCAGGCTGACCGTATCCAGTACACGCAAGCTGGTGCGACAAGAGAGGCCAAGATTTTGAATGTAACAACGTATCGCGGCGAAAAGCCTGTGATGCACGTCCTTGTAGTGAGGCCACAGTAATGGCAAGTAGGCGTCAGCAGGTTAGTCAGTTACCGATTGACATTCGAGAGCTGATCAATACAGCTGCTCGTTTTGCTGCCGTCGAGATTATGAATGATCTTGCTGAGGCTGGCCCGGAGTGGAGTGGCAAGTTTCAAGACAGCTGTTTTGCAATTCCAATAGGCACTGGTGCGTCTGGATCAACAGGAGGCGGCTATCCATATACATTGAACGACGTTCCAAGGCTGTCCACTTCGATTAAAGAAACTGCACGGGTTAAAAAGTTTGAGATTGTGAATACGCAGCCTTATGCAGAAATTGCTCTTGATTTAAAGCCAGGAAGTTTTAGAAAAATTGGTCGTCCAGCCGGTGAGGTTGTTGCTCAAGGTACTCGCCCCGCGCCTGGAATACGTGGTGATGTTTCTGGTGACGGAAATGCTGAAAGCACAGCGCCACTGGATTGGTACACCAGTTATTTGAACGGTGGCGGTATGGCAAGAGCCTTAGAAAGAGGCGTAACCTTTGGTTTTAGGAGCAAGCGATGAGATACCAAGCAATTCGTGCGGCTATTGAGGGTCCGATTCAGACAGCGTTTGGAGCACTTGACCCTGCAGTGCCTGTGTTTTTCGACGGGATTACTGCAGCACCTGCAAACGCAACTACTGAATACGTTCGAGTGAACGTTACTTTTGGTTTAACCACAGAAGTAACACTGACAAGCAATCTTGATTTTGCGCGTGGCAGTGTAGTTATTCGCGTTTACAGCGAAAAAGGAAAAGGCCCTGCTCGAAATCAAACTTTGTTGAATACTGCAGTAACAACTCTGACGAGCTTGTCGGCTTCCACGAGAGACGATTCAGGCATTTATCTACGCCCTGGAGCGATCAACGGACCAACATTTTCAGCAGAAGAGACAAGCCCGCATTTTGTGGGACGAATCGACACATCGTTTACCGCAGAGGATCAGGATTAGATGTTTTGTTGCCTACGCGCTAAGCTGTATATGTCCGGGTTCCGCCCGTAAAGTCCACCATTCTCCGTTTTACGAATGGCTACCGTCCTTTCGGGCACCTCTGGAGCCCTTTATTACAAGCCTGCTGGCACTTCCGGCACTTTCAAGGCTGCTGACGTTACCAATGCCAGCAACAGCATCAATGTTGGAGCCTACCTGAACTTTAAGGTAGACGACAAAGTTGAGTTCACCGCAGGCGGTGGGACGCTGCCTGGCGGCCTGACTGAAGGCACCGCTGTTTTCATTCTGACTTACACCGCTTCAACCGGTGTCGCTACTTTTGCTGCTACAGCAGGTGGCACTGAACTGTCTCTTACCGACGACGGTACTGATGGCACCAGCGACTTCACCATCAAGTTCAGCGAGTTTCAGTCAGTTGCAAACGTACGTTCCTGGTCATTTGAGGTGACTCGGGAAGAGATCGACACCACCAGTATCGGTGGAACGTTGGGTCAAACCGCTCCGTTCCGTACCTTCATCTCTGGTTTCGCGGATGGTTCTGGTTCTGCGGAGGTGTATTTCACTGATGATGACACCGCAATCGCCAGCCGTTTGATTGAAGACGTAACCCAGCGTAAGCAAGCTGGTGCAACCTTCAAGCTGTATATGGACACAGTGCTGTCCTCTGGTACGCCGGATGACACAAAGAGCCGTTCTATCGAACTTGAAGCTGTACTGACTTCTGCAAGCTTCTCCGTTACTCCGGATGATGCTCAGACCGTTTCGGTAAACTTCCGTCCGACCACTGCTCCTACTTTCGACTTTACCAAGAGCTGATTGTTGGTTGACAGCAAGGCCCCTGACATTTGTCGGGGGCTTTTTTAATGCTAATGTAGTAGCACAATCAATCGGATATTCATGGCACTTCGCGCCATTGATCGCCTCAAGAAAGCCGCAAACCTAGAAGCCGTTAAAAGGACCGTTGAGCTTTCAGACGGCAGTGAGTTTGAGATGTGGGTGACGCCGCTGACGATGGCTGAGCGTGAAAAGGCTCAAAAGCGTGCTGGATCGGATGATGCCAATGCTTTTGCGCTCCAGCTGCTGATCAATAAGGCTAAGGACGAAAACGGCGAAGCATTGTTTCTTGCTGGCGAGATCGACGTTCTTAAGAACGAAGTCAAGGACAAGGATCTGCAGTCTTTGATGCTGGCGATTCTGACTGACGACGAGCAAGAGGCTATCGACCCAAAATCCTGAGCGCCGAGCTTCGGAAAGATAACTGGTTGATGCTGCAGTTTGGCATCGCCAAAGAGCTTGGCATAACGCTGTCAGAGCTACGCGCGACAATGACAGCTGAGGAGGTTGTCGGTTGGAGCGCGTATTTTCAAATCTTGAACGAAGACCAAGAGAGGGAGTTAGCAAAGGCCCGCAGGCGCAGGTAGAGTATTGAAATAGGATTCGGTCGTTTTCTGTGGCTACTTACTCGGGGACTATCGACCTTCGGGTAACGGGCAATGCTGAGCAGAAGGCGGAGTTAATAAAAAAACGTATCAATGAAATTAAAGGTATTGCAAATAGTTTAAAACCTGTTCCTAATTTATTTGACAAAAGAGGAAACGATGCGATTGTAAAGGCAAAAGAAGAACTTAAAAAGCTTGTAGAGCAGTACGGCAAGGGCACTGGAACGGGAAATAGGTTTTCCAACACCATTGCTGGTTTAAATCAGCAGCTAAATGGTTTTAATCGAGTTCTCGGCAATGTAAATATAAAAAGCGATGAATTTGTTCAATCGCTTACGGCTTCCGAAAAGGTTTCTCGACGGCTAGCCAGGGCTGAAGCGGAAAGGCTGCAGGTTTTAAAGCAAATCAATACCGCTAACACGGTTGGCCGAGCAACGTCGGTTCAAGAGACGCTTGATCTAGGCAAGGTTGTTCCAAAGTCCATTGCAGGACTAGAGCTTTATCAAAGAGAGCTGCAGGATACACTGCGAAACGTGCGGATCGGTTCGCAAGATTATCAAGACCTTGCTCGTGCGATAGCTGACGTTAATAGGCAACTTGCGGTTGCTCAAGGGCAAGGCCCAATTCAAGGACCAGCATTGCCTGCAGGTTTTAATGAAAGAGGGCGAATCCCTGGGCCGAGACGTAGAGGAAGTCGTTTTCAGGATATTGCTACTGGTGCAGGTTTTCCGTTGTTGTTTGGCGGTGGCCCAGCTCAAGCGCTTGCTGGTGGTATTGGTGGAGCGTTTGGAGGACTTGGCGGATCTATTGCTGCATCAGCGATTGCATCTCAAGTCGAAGCGTTTGCGCAAGCTGTTGCAGTAACTGGGCAAGCGCTTAATTCAACGGGTGGAGCGTTGGACTTCATGCGTGAGAAGTCGTTGTTTAGCAAGGCTGAAATTGAAGAACGTGCAGCCAAGCTTGAAGAGCAAGGCAGAGTAGAGGAGCTAGCAGCTCTTCTTACTCAAGAGCTAACTGAAAAGATTGGCAATAATGGCGTTCAAGCCTTGCAAGATCTTGGAACAGAGACTGACGAAACAACACGTTTGTGGAATGAGTTGACCTTGCAGCTGCAGGCTCTTATTGCTGGTCCTTTGACTGACTTTTTGAAAATAGTCAACCAATTTTTAGGCGAACAAGGTAACAGGGCTCGCCTTGCAGCACTGCAAAAAGATTTAGCAGGAACAGAGGCTGGGGTTCAGCTTGCGGCGGAAATTGAACGTCTTCGTCCTACGAGTCAAATTCTTCAGCAAGGCGAGACGCGAACTATTAAAGGCGTTTTAGAACCGAAGAATGTTACAGCCCTACTGGAGAAGTTCACTCCAGAGCGTCCCCCTTCTACAGTTCGGATTCCTCAAACAGCTGCAGATCAGCGACGATTTACTGGTGGAGGCACAGCAGGCGACAAAGCTGCGCGTGAAGAGGCGCGTATCAAGCAAAGGTTGGCAGCACTTGAGGTGGAGCGGCAGAAGATACTTGAGATCTCTGGCTTTAAGGACAAGATTGCTGCGGCTGAGGCTGCACAAGATGCACAACTTGTTATTCGTCTGCAGGGCGAGCAAAGAGTTGCTCAGATTGAGGCCAAGCGTTTAGCAGATCTGACGAAGGTTAAAGATCAGAGAGTAATCGACGCAATCAATATCACGGCAGCAACTGAAAAGCTTGCAGCGCAACGTGAAACTGAGCGTCAAATTACAGAAGAGCAGCGTAAGCGTCAGGAGCTTTTCGAGACAACTATTGCAGATCTTGAGCACCAGCTTGAGATGACAGAAGCTACAAGTCAGGCAGAACGCGATCGCCTGAAGATTGCAAGAGAGATGCAAAAGCTCAAAGATAAAGGGCTTACAGATGACCAAGTAGCGCAAGCCGGGGGCATCATGGAGCGTTTGGCTGTAGCGCAGCAGCCTTTGAATGCCTTTATCCGTAAGACCACTGAAGACCTGAACAATCTGCAGCAGGTTGCTGTTGATGTTTCTCAGGGCATTGGCAACGCGATCGGCAGCTCACTGGTCAACGGGCTCCAAAGTCTGGTCACTGGAGCGGCAAGCATCAAGGAAGTATTTGCCAACATGTTGAAGAGTGTGGCTGATGTTTTGGCAAATACTGCTGCGAAGATGATTGCGCAATACATCGCGATCGGCATTGCCAGGATGTTTGCCGGCATGGGTGGTGGCGGAGGTAGTCAAAGCAGCCCTCCAGCGCCAACTCCGCCAACAACATTGCCAGGCAGTGTGGGACTTATGGCGGCTGAAGGCGCATTTGTTACAGGCCCAACTCGCGCTCTTATTGGCGAAGGTGGGGAGCCTGAATATGTCATTCCCGAAAGCAAAATGCGCGAAAGTATGTCGCGTTATTCTCGTGGTGCTCGCGGTTCTTCCGTTATTCCTGAAGCAGGAGCTTCTGGAGCGTCAGGCGAAGGTGGCGGAACAGCAGTTGCCGCCCCAATCGATGTTCGCTACACGGTGGAGCGTATCAATAGCGTTGATTATGTGACTGCTGATCAGTTCCAGGCTGGCATGAGGCAGGCGGCTAATCAGGGTGCTAAACAGGGTGAGCAGCAAACATTGAAGCGGTTGCAGCTAAGCAGCGGCACTCGTAAGAGGTTGGGAATGTGACGGCATTTGCTTTCGGACATGCTTTGCAGATTGTGGTGGAAGGCGGAGCTGACTTCCGTTTTCAGAACTTTTTTATTGGTAAAGACATGATGCACACCGGAACTGATGGTGTGAACACAGCTTTTCAGTTTGTGCCGTTTGGTTTTTCTGGTGTCACCGTCAACCGGACAGGTGATGGCCTTGAGTCAAGTTTGGTTTTTCCGAACAACGATTTAACTAGGAGCTGGGCCGACGCTGCGATCAAAGGAAGATATTTGATGATTGTTCAGGCATTAATTATTGAAAACACAGACCCTGGAACGGATTCAACAGTAAACAGCCCAGGCGCTGAAGTCATTCACACCTATACCGGCCAAGTCACTGGTGGACAGTGGGATAACGTGTCGCTCAACATCGAGTTGAGTTCTGTGCTGGACGCTGTTGGAACGGACGTGCCAATGCGTTCTTTGACGCAAAAACTCGTAGGCAACCTGCCAATTAGCAACAGTGTCCGACTGCAGTGATCTGATTGGAATGCCGTATCGCTTCGGCGCTGACGGCAGCGACGGTCATATCGACTGCATTCACATGTGTTATCAGGCATTGGAGCGGATGGGTATTGACGCGCCCCCGTTCAAACAGTCTTGGTATGAGGCGAGCAAGTGGGAGGTTTGCCGAGACCTAATGGCGTGGGGTTCCCGTGTAGATCGACCTCAGTATGATGGGGATATTCTGCTGTTACCGCAGCAATCCTGGGCATTTGCAGTCACATGGCAGACGGGAATCTTGTACGTCAATCGGGGACTGAAAAGGGTGCAGTGGTCTTCGGTCCGTCTGTTTACGACGTACCACTGCTTCCGTACGAGAAAGAGTTAATCAAGACTATTGGAATAACGGAAGAGGAGTACCGCAGGTTTGCTGATGAAGTCAGGCGTCGTGGAGCGTTAAGACCTGCTGAGTATGACCATATTCCTGATATTCAAGCTGGTGATTTTGGCGTTACTGCTTTGATTAGTCTTGCCATCAGTCTTGTGCTGACTGGTGCGGCTTACCTGCTAACCCCTAAACCCAAAGCACCAGAGGCATCAAAGCGGACGCAGCTTGACCTTGGAAGCACTACTGCTGCAAACCGTTTCACTCCAAGCCGTGGTTTTGACACGCTGAACGAGCTTGCAGATTATGGTTCACCAATTCCGATCATCTTTGGTCTTTACGACGAAGACAAAAGAATTGGCGGAATGCTTGTCACGCCAAAACTGGTGTGGTCTCGGATGTTTAGCCATGGAACGCAACAATCAGCCAAGCTGATGTATGTCGTTGGCGAAACAGGCCATGTAGACGGCATTGGCCCGGATGGAATTATTGAGCCTGATCTAGAAGGCATTTTCTTGGGCAACAACGCTCTAGATGTTCTGTATGAAGACTTTTTTGCGTTTTATTGGAAGCGCAATAGTCCAATTCAAATCGATGGGCTTACCCAATCAGCTTCAGGTTTTAACCGGCTGCGATTTGTAAACCTGTTTTATGGAACGTCTGGCGCTCCAAGCAAGGGGGACCCAGGCATTTACAACGGTCCTAATGAGGATGTATTCAACTGTCCAAGCAACAGAGCTTCTCAAACGCCTAGCTTCTGCCATGCATTCTCTCCGACCAACAACACACAGTTTGGTATTTATGGCCCCATAGCTAATGGCAACGGTTATAGAGTTAATTACGAGGTCGTGTCGATTATTGATGGAACGGAAAACAAGCAAGCTTATGTGCTAACTCTTCGTCGGATCAAGATTGTCGGAGCCAAAGGAGCAGATGTTAACCCTGGCGATGAAGATCAGCTTAAGAAAATTCGCAAGCAAGATATGGAAGGCGAGGGTCGTCAGTACAGCCCACGCATGGGCCTTACTAGGCTGACAGAAACAAATGGGACTGTTCGCACTGTTGGCAGCAACCAGCTGACTGAAACGTTTAGGGCCAAAGAAGGGGACGAGGCTGAGTTTGAGATTGACCCTGGCAAGATTCCTGATGATTTTTACCAGCGCAGCAACAACAGGGGTGGTGAGAATGTTGACGACATCAATTCTACTGTTGCCTCAGAACAGATTGCAGCCGACGAGGCCATGCAAATTGGTGAAAAATTTGCGATAGGCAACACAACTTGGATTGTCTCTGGCCGCACTTTGGAGCGTTACGACCCAGACATTAACAAGGTTCAAAAAATTCGTTTGCGGTGTATCGACAACAATGAATCACACCTGCAAAGGATTGGGCTTGTCGATCGACGAAACGTAATTGATCCGCCGAATCATTTTATTGCTGACGAAGATGGGGTTGACCCTGATTTTTATCCAATCACAAGAATCGCCACAGGTATTGTCAGGAACAATAAGCCAGCCGTCGTAACTGAAATTGGCATCCGTAGCAAGGTCTTTCAGCGCCTAAATGGCCTTTGCGCGTTTAATAACGTTCCAACAACAGACGAGCTAGACGATTTCGACGATGAAGAGGTGCAGGTGCGTTCTGGAACGTACACCGGAACAATTATCAGGTCTTCTGTGTTTCGAGTGTTTGTGCGCGAAGCGGGTGTAGATAACAACGGAAATGCTTTTAGGTTCCAGCGCATGGATCCATACTTTGTTGTGCGAGGCAGCAAGCCCGTTGATCAATATAACTTTATTCGATTTGTGCATCCAAGCGGTGAAGCAAAGGAGCTTGGATACAAGTTTGTGCCTGTACCGGCTTCTGAAATCAGCCCAATAGATGACGACCAAGTGATGATTCAGCTGTTTGCGTCAATTCCTGACACGACGCAAGAGGTTGTGTACGAAAAGGTTTCAGTGTCAAACCTTGGAACGTTTGAGATTGAGGCAGCTGGTTTCAGAATTAAAAAGCGAGACATCGAAAAGAACAAAGAGTTCTTGCGTAAACCAAGTGCTTCAGCGGCTGACGGAACAACGTCATTGCCTTCAGGCATTAAGCGAGACGATGTAAGACCTGCTGTGCAGTCTGGTGTTTATCGTCGAGCCATCTCGATGCAAGAGGAAAGCAACCTAGGCAACCTGGAGCCGCCTGGTCGAATGGGCGCTTTCACTTATGCAATTTTTGGCAACCCTGATACTTATCCAGGTGGCGCAGGAACGCAGAGGTCGCTTGATACTCGTGAAGTCTTTGGCAACAGATGGATTCGTGTGAAATGGACTGTTTCAAAGAATGAGTTGCCGACTGATCATTACGCAAGGGTTGGTCAAGGCCAAGTTCACGTTTGGGGAATAGTCAGCGCTCAAATCATTGGCAGCTCACCTGGATTCAGCAAGAATGACCGAGTTGAGTTTAAGCGTGGGCAGGGTGCGACTTCAGGCACAAATGCCGCCTATCCAAGCAGTAATCCTTTTAGAGACAACCATCCTTCTGGATCAGCAATAACGTTCTCAGGATTTGCTTACAGGATCACCGATGTTGACACTACAAGCGCACCTGAAGGGCGTAGCGGTGGTTATATGTACAGTATTTTTGGTGATGCCGAAGGGCGTGCTATTGGCAGTCTTGATTCCACCATTCGGTCTGTAACTAAAGGCAGCAAAAAGATTAGGTTTAGATTGAATGTTGTTGTCCAGCCTTTGCCTGCTGGTCACTTTACTGGTCTGACAAGAAAATGGGAGTTTGCAGGGCCGATCGAAGTTATCAACGACGGTTTTACGACATCCAACTGGAACAAGGGCGAGAATTTTGAAGACTTGCAAACTATTAGCGCTGCCAGCAATCCTTTCTACTGGACTTTTAACAGGGTTGGATTTGAGTATGAAATTACTGAGCTTAATCTTTCCCCTGGAGTGGTTCAGCTGACAGGCGAAACAGAGTTTGAAAGCCGCAGCCAGTACGCAGACATCAGTTTTTATAGAGGGCTGGTGCAAAAGTCTAATGAGTCAGAGCCTGAGCACAGCATTGTTTATGTCAACGAGATACTGCCAAACAATGGAACGCCCCAATACAACGGCTTAACGCTTGCTGGGCTTTCACTCAAAGCAAGTCGCAATTTTACGAGCTTGGATCAGATGCGTTGCTGGCTCGCCAAAGGCTTAACCGTCAAACGGTTGCACCCTGACCTAGGCGTTTATGGCAACTCAGGCGATCTGTTTTACCAAAGCAATAACGGACCAAGCAATCTGTTTACCGATCTTGTGTTCTTCCTGCTAACGGACAAAACAGCTGGAGCGGGCAACTTACTTCGCATGGACGCAAACAACACGTCTTTGTTAAACGTAGACGATTTTAAAGAAACCTCTAGGTTCCTTCATAAGCAAGAGTTGTTCTTTAATGGTGTGATTGTAGAACAAACAAACTTGCGTCAGTACATCACTGATGTTGCGCCTTACTTCCTGTGCAACTTTGTGATTATGGACGGCAAGTTTTCCTTGCTGCCTGCAATCCCTCATTATCCGGCTAGCGGTGAGATCAATACTGGCCCGCTGCAGATTGACCAGTTGTTTACGGCTGGCAACATTCTTGAAGACAGCTACAAGCTTGAGTTCTTAAGAAGCGAAGAGCGCAGGGCGTTCAAAGCTGTGGTGCGTTACCGGCATGAGTCTCGAAACAAGCTGCCCGAGGAGCGAGTCATACAAGTAAGACTCAACGGTGAATCTCAGGACTTGCCAGAGGAGCAGTTTGACCTGACTCAGTTCTGCACGTCCAGAGGCCATGCGGTCAAGGTGGCGCAGTATTTCTTGGCTCTTCGCAAGTTTGTTACCCATACGATCAGTTTCTCTACGACTGTTCACGGGTTGAACTTGCGTGCAGGTTCGTTCATTAAGGTGATAACAGAGTCTTCTCCGTACAGCAGCGCAAACAACGGAACAGTCAGTGCATCTGGTGCGGTGACGAGTGTTAAGGATCTTCCAGATGGAATGTATGACGTGAGTTTCTTCCAGTCCAATTCAGAAGACGTGGAAGAGGCACAAATGCAAGTTAGCGGCGGAAGGGTAGCGGACTCTAGGTTCCACGATTCTGTGTTCACCGTGCAAGACAACAACAGAAGCGAAAACGTTTATGTGGTTGAACAGCTGACGTTCTCTCAGGAGGGCACAGTTGATATTGTGGCTTCTGAGCACAACTGCACGAGCAGTGGAGCCAGCGAGATCGCCAAGCTCGTGGCAGACTCTAATTCAGTCGTAGTGGAGGACACCTGATGGCTGCAGTACCGTTCCCAGCTCTAATTCCAACCGCTCGTTCATTTGAGTCTGGAGATTTTCCGGTCAGAACCTTCAAGGCTCAAAACGGTAAGGAGCACCGGATTCTGTACGGCAGCAACCGGACCAACATGAAGCTGTCACTTACGTTTGCCAATATCACCGATGCAAACGCTGAGTTGATATTGGACCACTATGAGTCGGTGCAAGGGACGTTTGGAACGTTGACTGTTGACTTAAACAGCGGCAAGGGCGGATGGCAAGGGAATGAGGATGCCTTAGGGGCAGGAGCACACGGGAACAGTTACAGATACGAAGGCCCTCCTCAAGTCACTCAGGTGCGTTTCGGCTTTAGCACTGTTACAGTCAATTTGATTGGTGTGCTCTGATGTCTTTCTTCACTGGCACAAAAGGGAGCCTACTGCTGGAAGGCAACACCATCGCATCCGTGCAGAACTGGTCTGTCACCACGACCGTTTCTGTGTTGAACACGAGAACGCTTAATCAGAGCGATGATTTTTTTGAGCCTGATGGCCGCAGCACTAGCGGCAGCTGTCGTGTGCTTTATTACGATGATGGTTCGGGCAACATAAATTCAAACAACGCCAGTACGTTTATCAACAAAGTAATTAAAGCAAGAGACGGAAGTCCTGGATTTGGCGCAAGTTTGTATCAAGGGAATGACCCGGATGAATATCGCTCTAGCTTGCGATTAAAAGTTGATGATGGATCGGCGGATGGTCGTTACATCGAAATGCGGATACTGATTACGAATGTGACGCTGACGATGTCAGTCGGTGAAATCTTTGCAGCTGACATCACGTTCCAAGCGTCAGGCGCTCCAACATTCGTGAACATCTGATGACGGTATATCTCGGATCACAAGGCGAAATTGAGCTGCGACGTGTTTTTAATGGCGGCGAGCTAAGTTCAACGATTGACGCCGCTGATGTAAACGCAACTGCAAAACGATTCAGCTTTGACTTTGAGCATGGTCAGCTCGTAACAGGCGACCAAGTTGAGATTACAAGCACAAATGGCAGCGCTCTTGATTTTATTAGCGGCTATACAGATTCAGCCGTCAAAAAGTTTATTCACGTTGACGAGCTAGACGGCATCAGGCTTTACAACAGTTTTGCCAATGCTGTTAATGGTGGAACGGCTAATGCACTTGCGCTTGCCACTCCCGGCAGCTCAATACCTGTCAAGGTCATTGTTGAATCTTCTGCACCGCGTGTTTTGGCGCAAGTCAGCAGCTTTGAGATCAATACTGAGCGCGAAACAGTTGATACAACTGTGTTGTCTGATGAGTTTCGCACTAGGGTCAACACTTTAATTTCTGGCTCTGGTCGTATTACTGCTTTCTGGGAATACACCGGCAATAGCACTCAAGAGCTACCGATGTATTTGTATGAGTTGGCCCACCGCACAAGGGTTGGCAGCAACTTTATTGGGCGTTTTTACATAAAACGGCGAGACTATGATCCCAGCGGACTGCCGGAGCGTAGTGACGATGAAATTTGGTGGCGCGTCAATGGGATTATCACGTCAGCGGCGATTCAATTTACGACCACTAACACCGTTGAGATTGCAGCTGATTTCATAACAACAGGTCCGCTGACGCTGAGGATGAAGACCATCACTGGCCCTGCCATCTTGCAAGAGGACTCTAGTGACATACGCTTGGATCAAGACAGCAGCGCTAAACTGCTGTTACAGCAGGACTCTTAAGAGGGAGCTAGCCGCCCATGGCTGACCTAAAAATTAGTGAGCTTAATGCGCTTGCTGGCTCCGCCCTAGTCTCTGGAGACTTGGTTGCTGTTGTCGATAACAGCGCTAGTGAGACCAAGAAACTGACGGTTGGCGATTTGGTCGCCAATGGCGTCACCTTGATTAGTGACGATACGATTCCTGGCGCAAAGATCCTTTTTGGGGCGGGTGACGTTGCTACAGCAGCAGTTGCCGATTCAGCGATTACGACTGCCAAGCTTGCCAACGACGGTGTAACAGCAGCCAAGCTTGCCGACGAATCAACTGTTGATCTGGTCACGACGCTGCCAGCGTCTGGAGCTTTTGTAGGACAGCTTGCTGTTGATACGGACGATAATTCTTTGTACTGCTGGAGCGGATCAGCCTGGCTGAGTCTGAAGGCTGCAGGTTCAATCAACACTATTTCCGGCAGCACTGTCGGCATTGTTGACATCACAGTCACCACGACCAGTGGATCTAGCACCATTGCAGCTGTCATCAATGACTCGTCTGCAGCCAATCAATTCATGGCTGGTCCTACCGGGGCTGGTGGAACGGTTGCGTTTCGGACGATTGATGGCAGTGATCTTCCGGTCGCAACTACGAGCGCTAAAGGCGGTGTAGTTGTCAACGGTGAAGGACTCCGCATGGACTCCAACACCATTGAGGTTGATAACGACGTTACGGCTAGCACAACGCACCATGTCGTCACTTATGACGCCAAAGGCTTGGTAACTGGTGGTCGTGCATTGACGGCAAGTGATTTGCCGGCTGCAACATCCTCTGCGTTGGGCGCAATCATTCCTGGAACGGGTTTAGCTGTTGACGTTAGTGGCAACCTGAACCACAGCAATACGGCAACCACTGGCACCTTCACGAAGGTGACGATTGATGGTCAAGGTCACGTTACGACTGGTGCAAATCTTGCTGCTAGTGACATTCCGGATCTTCCGGCATCAAAGCTTACGAGCGGAACGATTGGCAGCGCGTTAATTGCATCTGATGCAATCACGGCTGCAAAGCTAGCCGACTCTTCTATTTGCAAGTTTGGTGGAGCTGGCGCAACCGATAACGTCGTCACTTTTCCCGATTCTGACTTCAAAGGTCAGTTCTTCTTTGATGAACTCAATGAAGATCTTTATATCCATACTGGATCATCTTATCTGCCAATTACGGTCATCAGCGGCAACTTGGTGCTTGCTGGAACCTATGACGCTGATAACAATGTGCTGGACAGCGTAACCAGTGAGGGTAGCGCTGCTGGTTTTACTAATGGACAGGCGCTGCCTGCTCCATCCGCTACGAACCAGAATTATTACGTTGTTGTTTCAGCTTCTGGAACGGGCTCAGGTGCTGCGCCTTCGGTCTCGCTGGCACCGCCGGACATGTTGCTGTCTACGGGTGCAGGTGCTGACTTTATTCTGATTGACGTTTCAAACGCAATCGCTGGTCAGACTGCATCAAACATCAGCTTTACCGCTTCTGGCAATATCTCAGCCACTGACGTTCAGGCTGCACTGCAAGAGCTTGATTCTGAAAAAATTGGTGCTGCTAGTCCGACGTTTACTGGAACGGTGCTGTTGGGTCAGAACGCTGTTTTGGCGTTTGAAGGTGCAACAGATGATGATTATGAGACGACCATTACTGTCACTGATCCAACCGCTGACCGCACGATCACAATCCCGGATGTAAGCGGAACTGTTGTCACGACTGGTGATACGGGCAGTGTTACCAGCACGATGATTTTGGATGGCACGATTGCCAACGCAGACATCAGCGCAAGTGCAGAGATTGCAGTTAGCAAGCTGGCAAACGGCACTGCTAATCAACTGCTGCAAACGGCGTCTAATGGTTCAGACGTTGAGTTCACCAGCAACGTAGACATTCCAGGAACTTTAAGTGCGAATGGAGCGGTACTGTTTAGTTCAACGCTGGCTGTTGTTGGCAATATCAGCACTGACGCCAGCTTGGTGTTTGAGGGCACTACAGCTGATGCGTTTGAAACGACGCTGAGCGTTACCGATCCAACTGCTGATCGGACGATTACGTTGCCTGATGCAACGACGACTGTGGCTGGTCTTGCTGTTGCTCAAAGCTTCACGAAAGCACAGCGTGGAACGCCTGTTGCATTGACCGATGCAGCGACTGTGGCTGTGGATCTGTCACTTGGAAACAACTTTACGTTGACCCTTGCTGGCAACCGGACGTTAGGCGCTCCAAC